GCCGGAGTTAGTACTATGACCTCCTCCAGGGTTTTGTGGTCTATCTATTTACATGTTGACCTTAGCGCGGTGTGCGTATTCGCTCACCGAAGCAGTTTGCGACGACTAGGTGTAATCACCATCTTTGTCGTGCATCCTCGACCGGATAAGGCGTACTCGCCTAGTTGTTCCGGTACCGCCGATCGGCAAAACGCGTACCGATGCGTAAACCCTCGTGGATAATGTTTCCAACGGTCGGGTTGTGCATGATACGGTCTGCCGCCTGTCCCATCTCGTGGAACGAGGAGCCGACGGTCGCGCGCATGACACTCGCGGCCTGGTCCACAGCTGCGGAGTGAACGTCTTTGCCTATCGGTAACGTCGATCTTTGACCGAGTCCGACTGGCGCAGTAGCGTTCCACTCCTTGATATTAGTGAACGTAAACCGCAGGTCCTTGACGCCTGAGGTAATCGCAGTGGCAGAGCCTGGCACCGCGGCAATTGGTATGTTCCTGAAACCGAAACCGTAGCCCAATGGCGTGAAGATCTCACCATCCGGGGTAATGACTGTTTGATTCTCCACCGCAGTTGTGCTGCGTGTGATGGAGTAAACACCTTCACCGATGGTCAATCGTCTTGACGCGTTGGGGCTGCGTGAGAAGAATTTCGTTGAGAAACACGAGCCGGGTTTGATAGCCTTGGCATCACTGCCATAAACGACTGCCATGTCGTCGACGGATATGCCTACGCCTGCAGGGTAGGGGGAGTTTGGTACATTGATTCCCCCCACAAACCTGACGGGATCGACGCCATTAATGGCGAAGATCTCTCCTCCCGCACTCAACGCTGGTCCAAGGGACTCAACGTCAATGCAAGAAGATATGAGTTGCGTGCTCGACGCCACTCCGCTGAGGAAGAGGTAGTCGGGCGTGGAAATTGACTGCGTCGTTGTTGGGGCGACGGTGCCGTTTGCGGCGAAGTTTCCGCGGCCAAACTGGGAGGACAACGTTAAGTTGTTGCCTCCCGCGTTCAGCGGCGCGGTCGACGACGACGGCGACGCCCATATGAACAACGACCCTTGGCATTCGCCTACAGTGGGAACCGCATCTAATGCGCTGTTGCACGTATACCCAGGAAACCAGACGACGTATCCGGACGTGTACGGATTTGCGACTGGTGAACTGTTCATGGGAATTGTGT